TTATTTGTTGCAATAGCAGATAAAGCATTATTTAAGTCTGCTCTAAAATTAGCACCTGTTTGGTTGGCTATGTTGTAATCGTGTTGTGCCATATTTTGTCCTCGTTTCTATTGTAGTCTTTTAGTTAAAATTTTGTAATATAAAAAAGTTCATTATTGAGTATTATCTATAAAAACATATAGTGATTGATAAGTTGAATTTAGTTTTGTAACCCATCTTATACGCCATTTAACTAATCTAGTATTTGATCCTGTAGTTGGTAATCCTGTTATAATGCCATTGTAAACAAATGTATAAGTTCTAAAAGTACCTGCATCCATTTCTACATTTTGAATACCACCTGTAGCTTGTACATAAGATACGCCATTATTTACGCTATACTCTAAAATACCATTTGTGCAATCTCCATAAACACCAGTCCATATTGCTTGATACTTCGCATTATTTCTTACATCATCAATATTAATATCGCAATAAGTTCCTACAGTATTTGTGTTACTAGTAAAATCTGTAGAACCTCTTTGAAAATTACTTCCAAAGACTGATAAGGGTACTGCTACTCCATCATGTGCCAATATATCTGCTTGAACATTTCCAAAGTGTTTTACATTTAAAGTATCAACATTAATTCTTGCAGAATCTAAAGTATCAGATGTAATACTGTTTGCACTTAAATTAGAAACTTTTGCATCAGTAACAGCATCATCTGCAATTTGAGTTGTATCAACACCACCTGATTTAATTATTAAATTACCACTTCCATCTGTATCTATCGTAACATCATCAATCTTTAATCTGTTTGCATTTATAGTACCAGTATTAATATTGCTACCTGATATAGAAGTTGAACCATCTGTAAGATTAGAACTGACAATAATACCACCAGCACTTATAACACCTGATACATCTATTCTAGCTGCTGCAACAGTACCAGTTGTTATTGCACCACCACTTATAGCTGTTACATTAGAATTAACTTGACCAGCATTAATAAAAGCAGAATCATTAGTTAGATCAGAAATATTATCATTTTGCACAATAATATTACCTGTACTTATAATATCTGAAACATTAAGTCTAGCTGTAGCTATAGTACCTGCATTAATTTTATCAGCACTTAGATCATTAATTTTTGCATTTGTAACACTTAAATTAGCTAATTTACCTTCAGTAATTGCAAGATCATTAACCTTAACTGTTGTTACAGCAGAATCTTTGACATCATTAGTTACTACTGGTTCATCTCCTATGCTAAATGTAAGTGTTGCTGGTGATGATTCTGAACCTAAAGGATTTAATGAGCTTACACTTGCTACATAGTTTGTGTCTTTAGGAATAAATATTAAATCGCAATTCTCAACATCTACTATTTTATTTACAACTTGATTACCTGATGAATCTACAACATTTACTCTATATTGATAATTAGGAAAATCAGTTGGTTCATTCCAAGATAAAAAAGGTCTACCTGTTGAACTAGAATCAGTATCAGTAAATGCTAGACCTGTTGGTGGTTTTACAGCATAAGCAGATGGTAAGTTTGCAAGTTCTTCTAAAGGTTCTTGTGGTGGTACTTCCCAAGTATATACATCAAAATATTCTATTAGACTTACAGATACTAAACCATCTGATTGAAGCTCTAATGCTTCAACTCTACATACCTTACTACTAAAACCCAAACCTGCGTAAGTAAAACTAACGATGTCGCCAACATTAAGTTTATACATTTCAGGCGTTCCTAAAAACTGTATAGTGGTTTGATTTCTACTTCTAGTTAAAATAGCTTTACCCATATTATGTGCAATATATGGATCAGTTACATAAGGAAATTCTGCTTTTACTTCTAATTCTTCTCCACCATCATCAGATGTAAAATCATTTGCATCAGTAGTAGCAGAATGTAATATAGTTGCAGTATCAAGCTCATATTTTTTATTAGCATTAAAAAACTCTATTACAACTTTGTTTGCTCTTTGATCCTTATTTCCATAATCAACTGTTATACCTGCATCTGCAATTACATGATCGTCTGTAATACTAAATGTAGAAGAACCTGTATCTTCTATTTGTAATTCATATTTTCCATCAACATAAAGAAATATACCTCGCATATTTGCAAGTAATTCTTTTGCATTGTCCATTACTGACTTATTAGAATCTAAATATCCGTTACAATGAAATCTTTTTACTTTTAATAAATAAGTTCCTGTATTTGATGAATAATTAGCACCTAATGTATCATCAACATAAACTCTATAATCTTCACTAGAATCAAAAAATTCATCCCTTCTAATATCTTTAATATTTTTAGCATTTAGAATAGTAGTTCCTGATGAATTAACTAATGTTATTTGTTCACCTATTTTATTTTGAAACCAATCTCTATTAGCATTTGCTCCTAAAACACTAATAAAATCATTACCATTACTACCACTCCATGTTATAGCTTTTGCTGAACCATTAAAAAATTCTTGATCTACTAAAGTATCAGCAGTATTAGCAGCAGTTTCAAATGTAGATGTATTAATTTTAGCGATTGGTAAACCTTTACCATATTCAGTATTTGTAATGTAGTCTAAAAAGCATAAAGCAGGATTATCTGACCATTCATAAGTTGATACCGTTCCAAATGTTTGCCCTGAATCTCTAGGATCAAAAACCTTTTTACCCTTAACCTGTACTGTTAATTGTGGAACTCCTGACCACATTCCTTTTTTATCATAACCATAATGTGCTGCTATATAACAAACGCCATTTAGCTTATGTGCTGAAGTCCAGTTTGACATAGAAGCAACTAACATAGGATCAGCAGTTTGTGTAGCAGCTCCATGATGTAAGTTCATAACATATCTATATTTAGCGGTAGGGTCAGTTCCAAAAGTACCGCCAGTAAGATTTAAACTATTTGTTCCATTTTGTGAAACTGAGTTTAATGAGCCATTACCTGAACTTATTTTATCTGAACCAATATAACCGCCATTTCTAAATCTTGCAGAATCAGTAAGAGGATTGCCGTCTAGTTCAATCGTTCTTCCTAATATTTCTTCACACTCTCCAACAGCTAAAGCATAGACAACATATAAATCTTTTGAATCATTTGCATTAGTATCCATATAGATTATTTGTGTGCCAACTCTACGAGTTCCATAAATTACTGGTAACTTACCACCAGCAGATGTTTTGTTTGCAAGTATGTCTTGACCTTTTGCCAACATTTGCCTTGCCTGCATAAATCCTTTAACGCCAACTGCAAGTGTTATAGCTTGTATTACATACCCTATCTTTTGTAGTGTAGATGCAGCTTTCCAAGCAGTTCCTACAGCTTTAAAAAATCCAACAATAGCACTAAATACACCCATTATTGTCCCCACCTAACATCTTCTTTAACTTGTGTAGCAAACTCCATACCCTTATCACCACTACTAAAATTTTGTTGTGATTCATCAGAAAAATGTCTACCTTTTGTTAAATTCCAATTAGACCAATGACTAGATACTGTCATATTTAAAACAGAATTATTAATGTTTTCTTGTATTGATACATTTCTTATCTGACCTGTAAAATAATTAATAGCACCTACAATAGCTTCATTAGTATCAAAATAAGCTAAATATATCTCTACTGTTTTGTCTGTAAATGCACCAGTTTGTACTAATGATCTAACCTGATCTGTAATATTTGAAAATCCCAAATTAATTTCATCAACCTGTAATTGTCCTGTTTCAGCAGTTGCATCTACAGTAAGAAAAGAACCACCAGCTTCATAAGTATTAGAATCAAATACAACATTAGTAAAGTAATCAGTAAGTCTAATTGTTGATGATAAATTAAGTTCAACTAAAAAAGCTGTCTTTGTTGCTGATGATGATACTTGTGTTTGTAAAGCAGTTGATAAACTTCTAGGCATCAGGTTATAACCTCTCTAACATCAAATGAAATAGTATATAAACCACTAGCATCTGTTGAATACATAATTTCATTGTTTTCAAGATATACAGTAAAACTTGGTTTATTTACAGTTACAGCTTCATTATCTGCTAGAGCAGCTACTAAGTTTGGTGATATTAATA